GAAGTATCATCACCTGGGGCACTGACAATAATATTAGTACCAATAATGTCAACCGCAGCCCCAAATTTATCACCTGCGTTTAATTCATCATCGGGATCATTGGGATCTATATCGGGAAGTCTCAACTGTTGTGCAAAACTATAACGTCCCGGATCTTCTACAGCATTACGAGGATCATCATACAATTCATAAATGTAAACGCTACCACTGCCCTTAACACTGTCAAAGAAGTTCGTGCTATTTTGATCTAAGGTTGTAGTTGCCGTGTCAAGTGTCATATATGATCTTGTCGTGCCGCGTTCACTGCCGATGACCAACATATAAGCATTTTGTGCCAGGACAACTTTGTTACCAAAATATTCACCAGGGGTGTTGTATGGGTTAACAATAATCTGCATGTAGGCAAATATGCGCATGTCTGCGGCTGCATAAACTCCAGCACTACCTGCGGTGTTGGTGCCTGACAAGATTCGCAATAGATTTTTAGCAACAGTCTTATCTGAATTTAATCTTAATGTATTATTTTCAATTGATGCAGTAACACCTAATATACCTGCGTTATTGATATCAGCGACTAGATTACCAAGTGTAGTACCAGTTACTGTGATCTCAAAGTTGTCAAGACGTATCTTATCACCAGGAGTAAATGTTGGATTTATTGCGTAGCCATTATTGGTTCCATATAGACGACCTCTATTGTGGAATTTCCAAACAGCGCCAGTATTATATGTTGTACCATTGTCGTAATATGGTGCACCTACATAGATAGCGCAGTTATTACTACAAATAGTTAAATCTGTACCAAATGCTGCATTCGCTTGTATAGCTCCAGTGCCGCCAGTCAGACTGTCAACTCCGATTAATTTTTCTAATAGATTAAATTGATTTGTTTCGATGTAAACAACTTTACCAATTGCCGGAGGATCAATGAATCTAATAATATTAGATCCAATTCCGCTGGGTATTAAATAGTTATTAACTTCTACTCCGTCAACAGTTACACGATGCGCTAAATCTATAGTACCAGTTGTTGTATAATCTAGTGTACCAGTAGATTTAAATGCTTCAATCACACGATCATAAACATAAACTGCCCCTGCACCTTGTATCCAAGTATTGCCCACAAGAACATTAGCATTGGGAGCCCCAACACCTAATTGTGCACCATCTAGACTGCTATCCATAGCATATCCAAATTGGCTACCTGTTGGTCCTTGGATAGTATTTGCTAGGGTGTAATAAGGTTGTTGCGTGATTACATAAACATCTTGTGCAATGTTACCACCAGTAAAGGTGATCACATTACCACTTAACGTATAATCTAAATTAGCTATGAATACTCTATTAGAATTTGTTACTAATAATGAATCTGGCGCATTAGCAACATCTGGAGTAAATGAAACATTAATAGTTGTAACATTACTATTAATTGCTATTGTCTGTTGTTGATTTGTAACATGTTCATTTAATCCATACACATATACGCGGTCATTGCCCGGAGCACCTACATATAACCAGGTGCCATGCTGATCAAGAGAGATACTAGATCCAAATCTATCTCCAGTGCCTGTTACAGCATTGCCGGCCCATACAACTTGTGGTCTACTAAAGTTAGTAGTTCCGCTAGTTCTATTGTAAACATAGACCATACCAATATTGCCGTAACTACCCGGAGCACCAACAGCTACTTTATTAAAGGCCTGATCGATGCAGGTGCCAAATTCTCGCATGGTTACTACAGCATTACCTGATTCTGGTCTTAGCGTAAATCCATTTACAAAATTACCTTCATAGTTTTTGTCAAAGGTATTAACTCGACCTGTGGGTTCTTCCGTGGTTGCGCTACGATCACTGTAATATGGTGAAGAGTTTGCGTAAGGACTACCTACTATTGCTAACAGACCATCATAACTTAGTTTAACGCTAGTACCAAATCCATCATTGGCTTTATATTCTAAACTAGATTTTAGTATGGTTTGATCGTAGGTCCACGGCTCATTCTTCTCATATACTTTCCAAGTACCGCTTGGAGTATTATAGGGTTGGCCTTGCACTGACGTCGTTGCTGCGTCATCATCGATCCAGATCTTATCGCCCACACGCCATCTATGCAATGGGTGTGTTAGTCCATAAACCCTAGAATCTTCCATATAGGTAAATCGTAAACTAGCTAATGTGAATAATACTCCGTATCCAGTTATAGTATTAAGACTGGCTAAATTACTTGCGGCACCTTGATACTTAACCGTAATCCTATTAAGATCAATAACATTATATACTTGATAGAATCCATCAAAGTTGGCATTAAATCCTCGTATTAAGAATATATCATTTTTTGCTAGTCCGTGTGGACTATTTGTAGTCCAGGTAATATATCCATCCAACGCATTAGTTAATGTTGTGGTATAATTATCTGATTCAGAAACTCTATATACATTCCATTTACCATTGAAATCTTTAGCACACCAAATAGTATAACCTATACCTATGTCAGCAAGGCGATTATCTAAATCAACATAGTTGGTAATATCGTAAATAGTTGTTGATACATCATTGAGATTAACATATCCTGCTGTTAGTATATCGTTATCATAATTGCTATGCGCATCTCTATTTAAAGCGATATTTCCAACAAATCCGTCTGTAGATTTGTATAATTGAGATTTATTAAATATTGTTAGCCCGTCACCTAGATTACTATTACCAGCGTCAACAAATTTTGCTATGGATGGATTTACAGAAAATGCACTTTCATCTAAGGCAATTTCTATATATGGATTAGAAGTTAACGCACCATATTCTCCTGTGCGCACCGCCCATTCTTCATAGAAACTAATATTACCTGATAGATTATTAAAGTTTGCTTTGGTCAATGCATCTACAGCATTGGGTGATCCTTTTTGTTTGATATACCCTTTGTAAAATTCAATCTGTGTCGTTTCACTTAGTCCTAGATCTACTAGGTATTGTCTTGGTTTAAATCCTATCAATCCGTGACTATAAGACATTTGACTGTTGTCACGTATCGTGGCGTAACTATCATAAAAACTCTGACTGCTTACGCCAATGGTACTAAAGTTGTTTAATAAACCGGTTTGTATTTCATTTGAACTTAATTGTTTCCAATAAGTAAATGTGAACTCAGCTGTGGCCGCAACATTATTAAGCGCAACATAATATTGATTTTTATAAACAACTAATTCACCTTTAAGATAATCTTTGCCTGCAGACCATGATTGGATTGTTTTATTATTGTAAATAAATCCAGGGGCATACATACTGCCATCCCAGAGATCAGTTTTTTGTCCGATTAGTTTTAATCTATATTGTCGATTACCCAACTCTGGTTTATAGATGACATCATTGAATACTGTGTTGTTATCAAATATTAATACATGTTCATACTGTACTAAGTTTAATTCAACTAATGCTAGAACATTATCATCCATTAGTGTTACATTAAATCCAGTAGGACTGCGAAGAATTTTATATCCTGTATTTTTTACTAGATTAAAGTTTTGGTCTACTACCTTACTGCCATGTTGGCTATCAGTAACTTCATCGACTATATTACCAACAGTAATAGCACTCAGGGTATTAGTCACAGGGCTCATTACCAAGATGCTACCTGTCTTCCATCCTTGTTGTGCCCAGAATAAAAATTCTTTAACACTTAATTTCCAATTGCGTGTTTCTTTAAGATTTTCGTCTACATCATTAAATGTAAATCCTTGTGCTTTAAGATATCGTTCATAACTTATTAAAAAGTCAACCACCTGTTGTTGATTTTTAAATTCATAACCATATGGTATTGTTAATTTAATTTTTTGATAATCATTGAATACCGTTCCTGAATTATTTAATACTGTAATTTTATATCCGTTATTGTTAACCACGCTTGGTATGATAGTAAAATAAGGTTTATTTAAATCATAACCTCTAACGCTATATCCATTGGTTGTTTTTTCAACAATAACCGCACTATAAACTATCTTGTCAACTGGGGTTGATTTATACAAGACCACATCATAATTCTCGTTTGGAATCATAATGCTGGCATTAGTGCTGGTTGGACTGCTTTGTTCTGCTAGGATTTGTAGATATTTCTTATCACTAAACCCTGCCATCTTATATGCTAGGTTGACATTATAGTCTTTAAGCATGGTAGTAATTTTTGTGCCGGGATCAATGCCTAAATTTCTTAAATAATCGGAGATCCAGTTCAGATAACCAGCACTCCTATTAACAGTACCACTGCTAGTATCACCGTTACAGGTAATATCAGATTGTCTAACATGATGATTGTCTAATGTTAGATATTGATTTAATTCGTAATTATATTGTATTTTATAAGTGTCAATAAATTGACCAAAATATACAGCAGGTTTAATCAAAGCCGCTGCTTGTTGTACTGCAAATGGAAAATCACTGCTAGTGCGCCAGGCCCATTCAACTGGACCTAATTGTCCTACTGACCAGGCTGTAGCTGCATATTTGCCATTTGATGATCGAGCAATTATCTGCGCTGGACTTAATAAGTAACCATTTTCATCTACAGGTATTACTTGACTTAATCCTGGACGAGCATAATGTGAATCATGACCAACACCTAGAGCGTCGGGTTGCAACGATCTTGGTCCTCCACGGATAAGACCGGTTTCTAGATCGTCCCATAATAATTTGTTGCCACCGGTGTATGGTGCAGGGCCATAGAATCCTTCCCACCAATCTGGCATTGATGTAAATCCTAACATCTCCCATGGACGGATGTGCGGATAAATTGTATCGTAGAAATATGCATAAGTAGCACGCCAACTACCTGGCATAAATTCGCCATTGATTCTATCAGGAAATTTTGAATAATTCCAAGTAAATTCATCATTGCTTTCAAACGTGCTATTGGCTGTAAAGTCTACTTTGTTATTCCCAACCCACGTTAAAAATCCACGTGATAATACATTCCATATTTCTGTATAGGAATATCCAGTGTCTCTAAACTTGCCTGGCACTACTGCAAAAATATCTTGATATGCACCGCTGTCTGGTAATTTAATATTATTATAGATACGTTTCTCAAGTTCTAATAGGAAATTATCTCTATAGTCATCAAATGCCGGAGTTATGCTACCGTCATGACCGCGTATTACATTAATAGGAGTTCTATATGTATCATCAATTGTTATTTCTGGACTAAATTTAGGATAAGTTCCAAGTTTAGTAGGTGTTTCTGGAATATAACATCCGTCTGTACTGCTATATTCTACAATAGTAATAATATCGTCAACCGCTAAGGTTATGTTAGCAGTATTGAATGTAATTGCTGGACGATCCGTGTCGAATGTATAATCACTTCCAATTATTAATTGTGTGTTATTTAGATATATTAATACCGCTTGGTTACTTAGTGTTTCACTTGAGAATACTTTAGTAATTTCATAACTCAATACTAATGGATCAAATACTGTGTAGGTTATAGTATTTTTAAGAGTACCGTACGGTACCATGTCACTATAGAACCATGGTGATGATACTGTCTTATTAAGATTGATCTGTTTAAGAATTAGGTCAACACTACTAATAGGATTTGCAGGATCTATACCCGATAAACTTGCACTTAGCTCAAGAAATTTATTTTTAAATTTGCCATATTCTCTCTGAGCATATTGTATCGCATCAACAAAATTAGCTTGTGGATCTAATAGGAATAATTCTGCATATGGTAGTGGAGCACTGTGCTGTAATATGCTGCCACCTTGCGCTTTAATCTCAATATCACGAAGATTACAATCACCCAATACATCACCAATGAGGTTAGTGCTATTCTTGCTTAATTCTACAACGTGATCTCTAATTTGACCTAAGGTCAAATTGGTAATATCAAAATTCTGTGCATTGAGATCTAAGTTTATCGGAATTTCATAATGTCCCAATGTACTGATTTCTGAACTATATACTTCTACATCGATGGAGTCTCCATCGGTCAACGTAGTCAATAATGTTAATTTATTGTCAGCACTTAATGCCCACTTGTCTTCTTTAAGATACTTCTTATTTTGATATACTTTTACATAGGGAATAGTATTTGTGTTATTATGTATATTTTGTGTATTTGGTGTTACATCTAATACAAAAGGATTATTAGTACCATCATATTCAAAAGTCAACAGTTGATATTGTCGACTAGGTGCTGTTACTGTGCGCCAGGTATTTTTGTTAGCAGTAGTAGTTCTATCAATGATAGATTGTAGGAATCCGATGCTGGTATTTTTAGTATAGGTCTCTTGATCAACGACATAGTCAAATGTATCAGTATTAAAATAATTAGAGAAAAGGATATCACCCTGGCTTTGGAAACTTCTATAACTTAACGGGAATCTCAGTATAACATCGTCTGTGCCTGACGTATTTCTTTGGTAACCAAAAACTTTTGTTCCAGCAAATGTACTGCGAGAATAATAATCAGTATTAGATAAACTTACGCCATTGTTGTCATAGACATCAAACAATGGATCTTGTTGTAAGGCAGTTTTTTGTTGACTTTTAATCCATTGTGATCCATCGTACCACCAAGCACTGCCTTTATATTGTCCTAGTTTAACAACTATAGAATCCCACTCAAATGCATCGCCATCATCAGCTATGGTTAATTTAACATGCTTAGGTCCGGTTGGCAATCCATTGACATCTATTTGAAATTGTACAAGATTAATAACATAAATTTTATCTCTGACCAATGGATCCAGATCTGCGGCAAATAACACACGCATACCATCAAAAATAGTTACGCCAAATAAACCATCACCTATAAACTTAACTTTGTCAGCGGTTCCAATTAATACGTTATCATAATAAACTTTTTGAGGGAATAATAATGCGTCAGCTGGTAGTATATTATATGCTATCACTCCACCTTCATTCAATAGTTGTCCTTCAAGTTCACTGAATGCGTTTGTAGTATTTGTATCTAATATATCAATATATCGTTTACCAATACGACCATGATTAAATAATTGTAGATCACCTTCAAACTGTATGATAGGACGTTGGGCACGCAGTTGTTGATCAAGTATTAATACCTCATCATTGTATTTTGCTGCGGCTTTAATCACATCTACATGGAACCAACGATTATTACGTGCCCAGGCATTTAAATCTAAACTATCTCTCTTGATAGTAATATAATCAGGAAATACTTTTTCGGCAAAAGCATCATATACTGCTGTTCCACTAGCAATACCTGTACCTGTCACTGTCATGCCTTTGACTATCGCAACGATCGAATCAAATGTAGTGATCTTGATTGATCCTAGAGAAATTTCGGTATTAGTTTTGATAGATGTACTACCAATATTAATTGTCGTTCCACCTGGAATTACGGCAGTGGTTGCAGTGTCCAATACTATTTGTTGTATTGGATAGTTGGTAGCAATCTCATCATTAAATGTTTCAGGAGTTACTAATAATGTCGTATCAACTAATCTAATGCTATCACCGACATTTTCTACGTAGTAGGTATTGTTTTGATATGTTGCCGGGGTAACGTCAATATCAAACTGTATTTTTAATCCGCTGGTAAATTTAACACCGTTAGGGCTAGTATAATTAGCCAGGCCTAAAATATCAGCGTCAATGTCAATGGTAAAATCATTATAGTCAACAATCTTAAGTTTAGTATAGATGTCACTACGACTACCATCTTGTATATATAAAGTATCTGAGGTGCAGGTAATTAATGGCATGCGTTCAAAGAATCCTGTATATTCTTTATAGAATTCTCTATTTGCATTCACTAAACCATATTTAACATAGATTTTTTCATCTTGTGCTACTGATTGTGATGGATAAGCATTGATTAAGTAGTCACTACCTACAGGTATTAATTGTATCTTCCAAATGCTATATCTGTCAGCTTCAGCGACAACACTGCCTTTGTCATATGTTATACTAAAGCTGTCTGTTTCTCCAACCACGGTCCATGCTTCTTCGCCATAGTTAGTAAGTAATTCTTGGTCAACGAATACTAACGTCTTGCCATCAAGTTGACCAGTAAGACCAGCATATTGTGGATAATCTGCTAGGAAATCACTTAATAATCTATTTTGTATATTTGAGAATGCCAATGGAAGTGCATAGTCTACACTTGCCACCAATGGCATTGCAAGGAAACGATCTTGCGCATCTTTTTGTGGTACATGGAATACGACATCACCAGATGTAGCACCATTATTTTCTACCCCCAGCACATCTCTATTGCTAATTGTTGGAGTAGCATTAAGTGTGCCGTCGACACCTAATTCACTTTGTATCCAAAATTCACTTAATTGGTCCACAGTGAATGTATATGTTCCTCCGCGGGCAAGTACAAGTGTGTTATTTTTGACTCCGCCTGATGAATAATCATAGGTGTTTGAATTATCATTACGTGTTACTTCAAACGTTTTGATTAATTCAACTCCTGTAGAGTTTACTTGTACCGCTGCTGGTCCATTTGGCAACCAATAATACTGCCCAAAATTAACAAACTTGTCAAAACTTATTTTAGGATCAAAGCTATAATATTCACCAGCAAATAATCTACTGTGATCATTGCTGTATCCGCCATAGTATTTTATCTTGTCAAGAAAGTCAATATAGCTAGCAAAGAATGTAGTATTACCTTGTGCGTCTTTTATAACTGTTGCCGGTTCAAGTTGATAATTCTGTCTATCAACAGAATCTTCAGTGATATAACTATCACCACTGGCAAATGTTGGAGCAAATTTGCGACCAATATATCCATAGAGATTTTTAAGTGATGGTTCTGAAATCAATTGATCTACAGTTGCACTTAAGAACTTGTCGTTGACATCAGTTCTAAATACGCCAGGTAGTAAATTTATACTTTTTCTTGCGGCCATTATACTCTCTTTTTTTCTATATTAAACATTAAGCCATCACAGTTTGATTGATCTGTGCGGCTGTGATAGCTGAAATAATTTGTACATTATCTACTGTTGCAGCACTGACAATGATCTCATTATATTCTGCATTAATTTGTAATAAGCTACCAAATGATTCACTGGTACTACTAGGTACTATAGTTACACTGGCTATATTTGGTGCTAGTACACTGTGCAGATAAGCACTTAGCTCACTAAAATAAAATGTTTCACCAAAGTCCCAATTAGCTACATCGAAATATGTATTAATCGCAGCAATTACAGAGGTCTTAACATCATTGTCACTGACCACCACGCTAGAATTTTTAACTACTTTAAATATAGCTCTCAATGGCGCATCAGCCTTATCGCCAAATATAGGTTTAAACTTAGCAGGATTGTAAATGATAGTATCACTGATACTCTTATATTTTTCTAAGTTGCTATAATCTACGCCTAATATTTCTGGAGTGGGCACTGTTGGTTGTAGGATCTTACCGGTAGTATCTTGTATCCAGGCAAGATAGTCTGTAGCATAGGATTTAGTTAAAATATACAAGTCAATGATGTTATTTGGGCTTGGATCAATGCGTCGATTATTTGGACTACTGTGTCTATATTGGAAATATAAATCTTGACGTCCAATTTTAGCAGTATATCCTGTGACGGCATTTAATGTATAAACAGCTCCACTTACTGATAATTGATAGAATGAATCAGAGGGGATGATATAAAATAGTTGACCATTTTGATATAAGGTAGCTTCTGCCTGTGCCGCAGTTAGTGTAGCATAGGTGCTAACAACTAAACTGTTACTAACAGGGGTTTGAATAACGAAATTGTCGTATCCATAGGTGTTTTGAAAATAAACATATTTTTTTTCTAAATTAGTAGTCGGGCTTATTAATAATTCAAACAATTCAGGATTGTCTGGAATTCCATCATCGTTGCTGTCGGGGAATGTGACTAAAATTTTATTTGGGTTAGCATAACCGTCTACCTCAACAATATTGTTATAGATATGCCAAGTATAATCTAATGCCAATGATGTGTTATCGTCGGGGTTGGTGTTTACTTTTAATACTTTAATCTGATCTTTGATAACAAATCCAGTTTTTGGATCATATATTTTTACACGATTATCAAAATAAAAATTAGTTTCTTTGACGCTTTCAAATATATATTCTAATCCACGATAATATACACTATATGTTTGCCCAACAGTTTGGAAACGGATTAACCAGCTACTATCAAGCCCACTAGCACTGGTATTTCCAGTATATCCTAAATTGAATTCCCCAGTATTTAAATCTTCTGGCAAAACAATCTTCCATTGAGAACTCACTATATCGTAACGTAGGCCAAAATCTTTATAGGCTTGGATATATGATACGATGTCAGCGACTACAGTAGGTAAAAATTCATTATTGAATACCGGAAATACCTGTACGGCCGTTGCACCTGTTGGTACTATTTGATTAAATGTTATTGGGCCACTACCATTGGCTAGATTACCTTGGCCACCATTGGTACCATCTGCTAGAACTTGTATTACTTCGGCATAGATATAATATTTGTCTCCGCTGTTACGAGGAGTGCCTGACTGTATAGTATTACGTGCATCAAAATATTTTCCAGTGCCCGCAGAGAATTTAATGATCGCACCTTGCTTGATATAACTCTTATTGTCAGCAACATACTGACCAACTTGAAGTATTTGATCTATGGTACTGATAAAAGAGCCATCGCTATTTAGATCTTTAAAGAAAAACCCAGTGATGCCAAGATCATCTGATGATTTATTCCAATAGGTATTAGTCAATGCGATAGTGTCATAGTTGGCATAGAAAAATTGTAACGTTTCTTTTTCAGAAGTAATTGGTTTTACTTGATTGTTAATAACTCTATAGATATCATTGATTGTATTAAAACTAAAATTAAATGAATTAAGTGTTTTATCTCTATACAAGATACCATCCTGACAGAAAATATTAGTTGATGAATACTTACCAGTAGTATCGATCACATCAAGATAACGACTTACCCCTGAGCTAGTACGATTAACTGCTTTTACTTTTAAGATACTGTTGAATAATGTATAAGGTAAGATATTGTAATCTTCACCTGTTACCATACGATCTTGTGTGTAGTATTGTTGTGGTGCTTTTTGTCTGACTTCGTCAACTGTTTCACGTGTAGTAGCATTAGTTACTGTGTAGCGTAGGCTAGCACGGATATTAATAGTCTCAGTACGACCAGAACGGCTGACATAATTAATAGGGATAACTATACCACGCATCTCGTCTGGTGATATTTTATAGCTTAGTCCATTGCTTACACGATAATAAAGTTTAAATCGTCCTTGTGGAATATTAGCAAAAGCGCCATCACCAAAGATTAAATCAACTTGGTCACCGGCACGTGTGCTGACCTGATAGATATTTTTATTAGTTGTCTTGTTGTAGATGATATTAGTAGCACCAACAGCAGGAACCTGAGTCCATTGTGTGGTAAAATTACCATTCTTATCTAGACCGTATAGCCAAATGTCTGTATTGTTAATATTGCTGACATTTAAATTATACACACGATTAGGTAGGCTTTCTTGGAAATTAATATCTATGCTTTGTAGGCCACCTTGTTTGAAGTATAAGAAGAATCCTGTATTATTACTGCCATTACCTAAATTGTCATTTTTATACAATAAGTTAAAACTACCGTTAGGACGAGGAGCAACTTCGTAGATATAACTTTGTCCTGCTGTAGTTGGGCTAACAATCTCGAATGATACTTGACTCCCTTCGATAGCAGTACTGACTGCATAGGTAGCTGTTAAGTTTGGTACTAGATTAATCTGATATTCGTCTGTTAAAATATTATTGATCAATTGGCTATTGCTGGGCTTGCCTACTGCTTGGTTAGCATTAAGACTAGCATTAACCACTGCGGTAAATTGTTCTTGCCAATTGTCATTAGCACTGTCTGCCCAGTTGATCACTAGGCCAGCAAGGTTTAATCCATTACTATCATAGACTGTTTCTGTTGTGCTTACGCTGTCTACTTTTAAAAATCCGCTACTAGGAATATTACGTTTAGGATTATAGCTGATCAGACGTGCTAGTTTCAATACACTGTCACGACGCTGTGCTGTGTCGATGAAGTTTTCACGGGCATTTAAATCACCGCGGAATGCTAGACTTTGTCCTAGGAAAGCGATTAAATCAATTAAGGCAATGAACTCACTGGACTCGATGTAGTCGTTAAAGTCTTCTGGGTAGTATAAGCGGAGATAGTCAACCATTGATTTACGAAGTGTTTCGTAATCATAGCTTTGAAAATCCGCATTACGGAAAGTTTGATATAGTTTAGTCCAGTCTTCAGCAACTAGTAAACTGCTTTGTCTTGTGGTAATCGCCATCGATATTTTCCTGTTATAATACTATTTATCAGGAAAATAAAGTGTGTAGTTAATTAAGCGGCTGTTAGAGTATTGCTTTGATTACTAAATTGTAGATTAAGCAAATTAGTTTGATTTGTCTGTATATAGCGTAGTTGTAGCTCAATTTGTATACCTTGATCGTATGCTGTAATTACTACATTGTCAATTGAAATCCTAGGATCATAGCTAGCGACAGCTTTAATATCGGTGACAATAACGCTTTTTAGGTCTTCTGTCAATGGTTCGTGTACCACATTCCAAATAATAGTTCCAAAATCAGGATTCATTAATTTTTCACCTTTACGGATGTAAAAATGGTTAATTAAGTCTTGCTTGACCAATTCAAAGTCCGTAAGGCGGAACTTGCGATTGCGCCCTACTGTAGAAAATCCTCTGTACATGATAGCCATATAGATATTTATCCAGCGTTAACTGCTGGTACTTGCGGTGCTAGCACGCTGACAGCAAACTTGCCTTTTTGGAAATAAGTGTCACCGGTGGTTCCGTTAGCATCTGCACCTCCACTGCCTTTTCGCCAAGTATTTGCTCCACCTGCTCCTAATAGATGACTAGCCGCCAGCATTCCACCAACATCTTCTGGCGGCATATCTGCTGTGATTGCACCGTTTTTAACCATGGCAGTATAATTAGTCTGGGTATAGGACATCATGGCACTTTCTTGTACGCTACCATTGCCGAGCCAACCGCTCTTATCGGTGATACCATCTTTACCTGTCCATGAGTTGGGATTATCTAACTGTGCATTACTGGTCACAGATGATTTTACATATCCTTGATCGATCAATGCTTGATAGCCCATTTGATATTTGCCTACATAGCCTAATTGATTAGTTGTATTATAGTTTCCACCGCTTTCACTCTTACCGATCTGTGCTAGATACGCTGTCATCTGATCTTTGCTCAGATTGCCCACTGTGCCGGTAGGTACTGGTTGATTTCTTAAATCTTTTGTTCCGGCTGGAGATTTAACTTCGGTACCACCAATATTTTTAATAGCGTCAACTGAACCAGTATAGGCTGCTTGTGGGGTAATACCAGAACCTGCATTTTCAGGATTAAAGAACGCAGGTGCCACGCCTCGATAAAATGGCTCATGTGTTGGGGCTACCGTGACAATGGTGTTTAGATCTTTGTTAGCAATCACAAAGCCTTTTATTTGCCCTACACCCACAGTGCCACCACTGTTATTTAAAATAGACTGTGCTTCAAGCGCATAGGTTGATGCCACTTTTAGACTCATGCTAGCACCCGTTTCTACATTAAAACGACTTCCAGTTTTAAATTCTGCATCACCACTTGCTTCAACTCCTAGGCTGCCTGTTAATAATGTTGTGCGAACAGATTCAGCTTGTATTTTATTGCCAGCTTTTAAATTGATATTATTAGCGGCATTGATATTAATATTAGTATCGCTGTGTAGATTTATTTCACTTTCACTACGGACGCTGAATGCTCCTTGACTGTAGGCATTGATACGACCGTCGCTGGTTAATTCAATCCAGCTGGTTCCGTCGGCATGTGCAATATACAAAGTATTGCTAGAATCATGCATGAGGATCTGATGACCCTTGGCTGTACGTAGGCGTACTAGTTGATCTTGACCTAGAGTAGCGCCATCATCCATGACAAAGACGTGGCCACCTTTGCGTGATTTAATTTTATAATATTCTGGAGGTAATGTATCTGAATTTAATTTACTAATGTAATTCAAATCATCTGCAGGATCATTCAATGGTCGACCAGGTGTGCTAATACCAAATACATGACTAGGACTTTCTCGTTGACTTGAACTACTAATAGCGCCACGTATAGGATCCTGATCTAGGCCTTGTACTCTTAAAATTTCAGCTTGAATTTTGTGTACGGGTTTGGATATATTGTAGAATGATGGGTTAGTTACATTCTCTGTAACATTTTCATTGAATTCAACCACAGGCACTGGCGCACCTTTATTTCCGACAGCATTAGGACTTCCTGCTAGAGCAGGAATCATATGATGACTAAGATTAGGATTAACACAAGCTAGCCAATATCCTCTCGTTGGATCGCCCGCAACGAATAATACTATAATCTGTACCCCAATGTCTGGTGGTACCATCCACATACCATAGGTATGATTCACACCCTCAAATGTATTATCGGTGTTTATTGGGTCTGTTGCAGCCTGTTGATGCGAAGTATATCCCATAAATGGACTAGCATAACTAACTGTGCGCCAGTTCAACTGATCATCTTCAGCGGCCCCAAGGTCTGGAATCCACACTTGTAGTCGACCACTGCGTGTAGGATCAAGATTGTTTTTAACTATGCCAATATAAGGATAGGGATCAACGCGAGTAGCTATCGCTTCTTCTCTGCGAAGATTTTTTATTACCTTGGTACCTGATCTTTGATCTATTGCCATGTGTTATTGATTCCTTTTTGCCAATATCGTTTTAATCGTTGCAGCATCTGCTAATACTTTATCTTTTAAATTTGCCTGGTAACTAGAAATTGGATTATTCAACAGTCCGGTTAGTACACTGGGATTAAGTCCGAGTGCCGCAGACTGCGAACGGAGGTACGCCACGTCTGATGCTGTAATACCTGCTAGCACTGAATTAGGTGCTGCCGCTTCTGGAGAACTAGGAGCTGGACCTGGCGGAACCGCTGTTAATAAATTCTTTTCTGATATTGGTTCTTCAGGAGCAAGGGCATTTATTTCTACTAG